CCGCAAAGTGTACACGATCAAGGCCAACGCCTACCCCTATTCTCGGCATATTAATAACCTATTACGCTTCCGCTCGAAATTACGAAGCCGGTTATTGTGTAACCTTTACCAGCAGGCAAAAATTCGCCAGCCAAAAAAGTAATTCCACTCATGCCCCGTGCAGTTAATACATTACTACCGCTTGCTTCGTTATCACCTTTCACGGTGAAACTTGTAAAAACAGTATTTTCACGCACTACCAATGAATCGTAAGAAACACCAGTAACGGTTGAAGCCGCGTGGTATTTAAAACCTTGACCGCCTACGGCTATGTCGATTGAAGGATTTGCCATGTTTCAAATTTAATCAATCAGCGCCGCGCTTACGTTAACAATTTACACGCTTCCGATAATATACCATTGCGTGCCGTTGGATATTACCGTCTTGCTTCCGTATAGATTATTAATTGTGGTTGCTGTGCTGCCGTTTATATTGAACGTACCGCCGCTAATAGTAACCGTGTGCGGGTTGGCTATTTTAATAAAGTAGTATTTTTTGCCCTTATTCTCGTCCGCGTCTGGCAGGTTAACCGTTACGTTGCCGTCAGTACTATCGCAAATTATCAGCTCGTACCCATTCGTTATTGTATGCGTGCCGTTGGTATACGTTATGCTCGCGTCATGTTCCTGCAGATGCCAGTCTATGCCGCCTGTGCTTTCGGTGTATTTTAACATCACTTCCCAACGCGTGTTCAATGTTGGTTCAGACGTTGGCGCTCCGTCTGCTTCGTTCACAAGATACCCTAAAATAGTATCGGGCATGTCGCTTAACATAGATTGATAATTGTTCACTTGCGTTTCAATTAAATTCAATCTGTCGCGCACAATCCCGTCTTGCGTGTTTCCAATCCGCAAGCCCTCGCCTGTTGTTGTAGTGTTAGTGTACACCGGTGCAACGCCCAACCATTCGCCTTCCCATTGGTCTTGCCTTGGGTTAAAGCTAACCCCATTTAATACCCATGTGTAGTTATCGAAGTACAACGACTTCACTAAATCCAAGCTTCCCGAATCAATCCAAGTGCCGCGCACTACTGGCACGAAATCAGCATACAACGAAGATAACCCAACGCCCAGCATTTTAGTTGGCGTGCCTTTGGTTATTGAATCCCAACCGCCATAAAATTCGTCAGCAATTACCCACTGCGTTCCATCGTTAGCCCATATATTACCAACGCCGTATTTATTTCCGCTGTAGTAATACTTCGGCTGCAATTCAATCTGTGTGCTGTTCGCTAAATTAGCTGCGCTGGCGTTAAATAATTCAGTAACTTCAAACACATAGTCGGGATTTTGGTAGTCCGAAGTTGTTGCAAATGCCACGTCAATGCTGCCCCAAAACGCCACGTCGTCGCGTATTGTTCCACCGGTGCGCCATCCCCCAATTTTTGAAAACATTGGAGCTATTACGTTAACCTCATCAATACTAATGCTAAGCTTGTCAAATCCAACTGGTGCTGTGGTGCATTGCTTTTCGAACTTGTAAGTTATCCAGTTACCTTGCTGATTTTTAATATCTATTTTTTCATTGGTTGGATCAACAAACGAAGTACTAACCCAATAGCCATTTGCATCCAATTGCTTTTTATTTCCGCTGCTATCCTCCAGCCAAACCCTATGTATAATTTCGGCCTGCTCGTAGTTCTTAGTAGAGTTTGCAGGATATGCAAATCTCACTAATATCTTAAACTTAAACGGCACGGCGTTTGGAGTTGACCCCGTGGGTATTTCTGTCGCAATTAATTCATAAGCGCTTATGCTTGCATTGCCCCTATAGCGCGACGTATAGGCTATGTTTAATCTTTCGGTGTCAATTATACATTGGCGCGATACTGGCTGATAATACAAATTAGGTTTAGCCGCCCATTGTGGACGCGCTGGCAAATTTCCAAGCGCTTGCCTATGGCTGTAGGTTCCCGTTGTCTTATAAACCATACTGCTATCATAGCGCCTGTATGGGATTGTAGTACCTGCATACGAAGTTACATCAGTAATCCAATAGCCGCCGTTAGCGTGCATGAATCGAACATTAAATATCTCACACACTTGCTCCAATGCTTGCCTGCATGTAACCATATTTAATTCATCGTACAACCCTGTTAAATCAATCCATTTAATATCTTGAAACGGATCGTAAGTTTGTAAGAATGTACGCACGTTAAGCCGCAACATGTCCACGCCTTTACGGCTTGCATCGGCCGCATACATGCTTTGCGCGTCGAAAAAGTAGTAATCAGTTTTACCCAAATATGCCCAATAAGTTGACAGATTTAACTCTTCTAAGCACTCTTTTATCAATACATTTATCTGAATAAAATCTGAAGTAAACCACGAGGGTTGCACGTTATATCCGTCCAACAAATCCAACCCATCCACCGCAGTTAATTCAATCACGGGTTTGCCGTCGATGCTTTCGCGAAGCCTGTTTAATTGGTCGGCCAAAACGCGGCCAACAAACCACAACTCAGAGCCACGCCAAACGACCATTGTCCAATAGGTTTCGGCTTCGGTTTGAATCGCGACAAACGCATCCAACACCGTGCTGTTAGGTATAACCCACCGCGCAGTTACTCGGCTTGACTTAACCCTGTTTTCGTGCCATTTGCTGCCCTCGCCGTCTCGGTCAAGTGTGAACCCTTCGCCTGCTAACTTTAGCTCAGTCCCTGCCGTTGTGCTGCCTGTTGGTGCGTCGTGTATCTCTACCTTCCAATCGGTATTGTTGAAGCTCTTAAATGTTCCGTAATATTTGCGTGCCATTATCCGCGTGAGTAATCGTTATTGTATCTGTTTAAAACTATCGCCAAATCCCTGCCGCTTATGTGCGTGCTTGCAATGTAACCGCTTTCATTTCCTGCGCCGCCAATCATGTCTTTCAATTTATCCAATGGCGCAATTACCTCGGGATTGCTTCGCGCGCCTGGATATTCCCCCATCAATCCCAACGTGGGACCATAAACAATACCACCATCAGCAAACGCCGTGAACTCTGGGCCTTTCTTAAGCTGCGCTGTAATTACCGCAGAACCTGCAACCAATGCAACACCAGCTGCTGCTGCCGCAATTGGATTGGCTAATATTAATTTTTGGAACGCGTCCGAAGCTATTGCCGTTGTAATCAATGCCGCACCAAACGCTTTCATAAAATCCGCCACCGCTTTAAGCGCCACATTTCCAAAGTTTCTAAATGCGCCCTGCTCGCCTGCTATCATGCCTCCAATGGCCTCACCGATTGCAGTTAACGTGCTTTCAATTAGCTGCTCAAATGCCGCGTCGATTGCGTCGCGCATCTGTACTAAATCTTCAATGAAACTACTGTACTCGGTTTTTACATCAATCTTTAATTGTATAGGCTGCTTATTTATTTGCTTGGCCACTCCATCCATAGCGCTAACTATCTTTAAGCCTGCGCCTTTTAAATCCTCCAGTTTGACTGGCTCGGCTTTAAATTTCTTACCAAAATTATCGGTAAAATTATTGGCTGCCTTTGCGCCAAATCTGTTATAAATTTCTATATAATCCTGAGCAGCTTTCTCAATTATTCCCTTTTGTTTTTCCGCAGCCTGTTTGGCTAAATCCTCGCGCTTTTTATTTGCTGCGACTATGTTCTCGGTTATCAAATCCTCCTTACGCTTTTCCAGCGTCATGATGTAATTTGATATCTCGGTGTAACGTGCAGAATATTTAACCTCCTCCGCAAGCTGCGCCTTCCTGCCTTTTATCGCAGTTTCAACGGCTTTCAATTCAGCGTCGCGCAATTGCTGGTCGGTTAACCCCTTACGCTTCGCGTTGGTTATCGCCTTGCCAATTACTTCCTCATCAAATTTACTAATCGCCTCCGCTGTTTTCTTTGCTTTCTCTTCCTGTACCTTGTAGAAATCTTCGGTTTCTTTTTTAGCTTTCTGCGTTTTGCGGCCAACCTCGGCAAACGCCATGGCTATTCCACTAATCACAGCAACCGCAGCCACGAATCCCGTAGCTACTAACGCCGCAGAATATGCACGCGCGGCAACAGTTGCCTGCCCCATTACATAAGCTTCGATTTTTCTTATTGCTGTAGTCGCTCCAATAGCTACAGCGCTTTCAGATTGCAACGCGTTTTGTATCGCAGTCAATCCGTTTAGCATCGCCATAACACCCTGCAGCTTCATCATTGTTTTTTGAACGTCCTCGTTCTCAACACCTACTGCAGCCATAGCTCCCTCAACAACTCCGAATGCACCAGCTACCGCATTAGCCCCACCGATTACAGCGTCAAGCTTCCGCGTGTCGCTTGCAAAATATCCAATCTCTGCGCGAGTGTCGCCAATTTCGTCCTGCATCCTACCGGCTTCGCGGATAAACTCATCCGCCATCTCGGCAAATGCTGGCCCCATTGCGCGAGCTTCCATTGCCATTGTCTGCAACTGACGAACTACGCGAGCGGTAGGCTTTGCGCTGGCCAATGCTTGCAACCTATCTTGAATATCTTTAGCAGCCTTTGCAACGCTTGCGCTCATACCGTCGCCGCTTTCCTGTACTAATTTAACGGCCTTATTAAAGTTCGTTTCGAGCTGTTTAATGTCAGCCCCAATGACAACGTTTAACCTGCTCATCGTGTGTAGTTAATTATATAATCCTGCGTAATCTGATAAACGCCAGCAAAGGCCGATTCGTCGTCGGTAAGTTCGTTCTGCGCGTCAAACTCAATTGTCTGTACTTTCACCTGCGCAAAGGTTCCCGGAAGCGTTACCGCCTCAAATGCTGTGCGCACCGCTGTGGCCACGTTAGCCGCGCTCTGGTATGTCGTTCCAAAAATGGAAACCTGAACACGCGCCCAATCTGTACGGCTATGCCCTGACTTTGTCGGCGTGGGTACGATGCTAATTAAGTTGTAACTGATGCAGGGAAATGAGCTTCCCTCTGGTATTCGCAGCGGATTGATGCGCGAGCTTACCAATGTAGTAAGCGCGGCATTGCTACTCATAATATTATAGGCGACTTTTACGGCGTTCATGCTGATGCTATTGGCGTTAGTTTGTCAAAGATACTTTTATATTTTTCTACTTTGTCGGATATTGTTAACGTATCGCGCTCCCAACTAAATCTAATTAATTTCAAAGGATCTACTGGGTGCTTGCTATGCGGCGACAACATAACAGCAGTTTGCCATCGCACTCGTTCCCATTCATTCCTGTATTGCGCCTGTTGTGATTGCCTTAACCCATGTAATCTAATCCGAAAATAACGCGGCGTGCATCGTTTAAAATCGTTTTCTAACATGCACATTTCACCAAATGCAATGCGCTCAATAAGCTGCCAAGTTAGCGGCGCGCCTTCACCCTTGGCGGTTACTTTCCCCCTGCTTCGTCGGATTTAAAAAACTCCGTAACCGATGCGCCAAAGGCTTCCATCGCTGGCAGTATCTCTTTGAAATTAGAAACCTTGCGCCCAAGGTCAGCAATTAAAATAAAAGGCTTCGGCTTGCCTGCAATCTCAGCGGCTTCATTAATGCCATGATAAGCGCACAATAATCCGAAATCTAATTGCTTCGCTATGTCGCCACCCCCTTGCAAATCTGCAAATGTTTCCATTCCTGCGTCCAACATTACAGCTTTAATGCTGTTCATGTTAAACGCCATGTCAAAAGTTTCTTTACCAAATTTAATTTCCATGATGCAAATATAACAACAAAAGCCCCACATATAGCGGGGCTATTCATTATGAAAACCAACCAATGGTAAATATTAGATAGTGCCTACGGTTAACGCACCAGTTCCTTGAATGGTAGCGGTAAAGGTAGCTTTGTCGTTGTTGGGGGCTGACAAATTCAAGTTACTGAAAAATGCAGCTCCGCTCAATTTTAGGTCGCCGCTTACATTGCTGGTCATTACGATAGTAACGGAAGTACCCGCAGTAAGATCGGTTATTACGTCTTTCCAAGACAATGCGCCAGCGCCTACGCTGCCGTCCTCTTCGAAAATTCCTTCAATTGATAGTGTATAACCTTTTTCACCGGTTATAAATTCTTTCCAGCCTGCGCTATCTTTTGAAGTTACGTCAATCATGTCGGCCGTAATGTCGAAGCTGTTTGAAGTAGCGTTTGCAATTTTGGTTAATGTACCGCTAATATCTTTGTATATCGCGATTAACGTTCCGTTTACTGGTCCTGTAGTTGGCATGTTATTCTAAATTATATTTTTTCGCTAAATTACTTACAATCTTTGAAACGCCCTTAAATATGCCGTTAACAATCGACTGCTTATTTTTATCAAGCGCAGGGCGCATGAATGGCCGCGGTTCAATCGTTCCGGTATAACGCCCATTTTTCTGTATCCTTGGCGCTGTTCCAAATTCGTACATTACCCCCAAATAATGGTTGTAGTAATTGCGGCGCGTGCCTATTAACACCGAGCTTTTAAATTTATCGTCCTTGCTGGTTATGAATCCAATCGAATCGCGCAGGTCGCCGCTGTCCGCAGGAACCAATGACTTTGCCGTGGCTATTACCTTACGGCCTTCGCCGCGCATAACGTCCTGTAACTCCTTACCCTCAATGCTTGCGCCTACAGCTTTCAGCGCTTTAATGGTGTCCTCAATGCCAGTAACTTTACTGCTCATTTGGTCAACTCGGTTTGAAGCTTTAAATACATGCGGCGTTGCAAATCCTGAATATTAATAATATTGAAATATTGCCCACCCCATTCAATTCTGTCGTAAACGCTTACGCTTCCGTTATAACGGATTGTAAAATCCACCGTTTGTTTGTGTTCGCGGCGGTCGCCGTTCACTTGCTCAATTCCTGCAGGTGCTTCCACAACTTGCGCCCACTCTGTCGCATACTGCGCCCACGTCTGTAGCTTTTCACCTGTGGCGCTGTCGGTTGTCGTAGTATAAAATTGCAGCGAGATAAGCTCGTCAAATTTGCCCGCGTTCATATAAAGTAATTTGCCTTATAAGGATCAAGTAAATAATGTAATCCGAAATCCATTTTACTCTGAATCGTACCTACCACAATCGAAGCGCGGTTATCATAATACTGCCCCACCAATAACAACGCGGCAAACTTAATCGATTGCGGCATTATGTCGCTTGCATCTACACCCGTAGCCGATGGCGGCTCAAAGCCCTCAACAACAGATACCAAATATTTGGTAGTGTCGTCGGTGGTTGAACTTGGTGCATCCGTTATAAATAAGGTGCGGCCATAGCTACCCAACGGCTGAGGCGAAACAATATAATCGTTAAACGCCTGCGCAGTATTATTGTCGTCAACATATTGAACATTTGTCAAGCTTAAAACTCTACCGGGTATGCGCAGCAAATTACCTATAGGCTGCTCCGTTCCGTTAACTGGATTCATAATTGCAGGCTGTCCCACCAAGTTATCAAACCCATACTGAACCGATGCCTTGCGCACGCTATAACCTAAATACTGACTGCACGCATCTACAGCCATCATGATTAAATTACTGATATATGTATCGTCGCTTGTGGAAGTTACACGCAAATGCTGCTTTGCTTCCGTTAATGAAACGTAATCAGTAGCGGCGTTGCTATAGGATATAATGCGTTTTCCGGTTATCATTAGTCGCCCTCTTCGGGATTAATTGGCTTTACTTTTTTCGGCTTGGCCTCTTCCACCAATACAGCGTCGCCCGCTTCTATAAGCAGCTCGGCCTGTTTTGTTTCCAATTCCACAACTTCTCCAAGGCTATAGGATAAATTCCATTTGCCGGTTGGGTTGGTCAAAAATTTCACTTTCATAATTGGCCGATGCTGGCAGAATTAACCACCAGCACCGCACGCGGATAACGGCCGCGCCACGTTCTTATTAGGCTACGATGTCCTTACATACTGCGAAAGCCGCAGGCTGTAACAAGTTGCAATCCATGTAAGCGTTTAACACAACGTTGGTTAAGCCAGCAGTTGCTCCGCTATAAGGGTCTACAGTCAATTCCATTCCACCCCATGAAGCTAAAGCCATTTTGGAAAAATCCCCGAAAATAGCAGCGCTCAATGTAGAGGAAGTACCTTTGCTCAAGTTGGAAGGAACCAAGGTTGAAGTAGCTACAGGGTAACCGTTCAATTCAGAACCACCAGCAGGCCAAATGAAGTTACCTTCAACGCCGCTTGATTGACGTGGAGTTGTTTGCAACTTAGCTTTAACCAATGGGTTAGTTAAGTAAGCAACGCCATCGCCGTTTGCATTTTCAACTGCCTTCATCAAATTCACCACGTCTGCCCAAACTGGAGCAGCTCCGTTAGCGTTGGTAGAGTTTGAAGTTGCGCCGCCTGCGAAAACTACGTTTACGTTGGCATTGGCAATAATACCAGTTGGCTCGTTAGAACCGCCGCCCTTAATTGCAGCAGCTTCCATGCTCTGAGCCATAGCCTGCAATAACCAGTTGCGCACATAAGCATCAATGCTGTTTGATGATTGCAACATCAATTGGTTTGAAACCTGAATGTAGGCAGCCAATCTCTTAGGAGAAAAAGTAACCTTGCTGAAAGCTGGGCTTTTCTCGGTAGCTGAACCGTTTTCAGTATTCCAACCTGCGCTTGGCAATGTTGAAGCAGTAGGAAGGTCTAAGTTACCAACCAAGTTGCTCAACTGCTGAACGCCTAATCCGCGCAACACGGTGCGGGGCAACAACACGTCGATAATAGAACCAACGGAAGTTTGGATATTTACACCACCCTCAGAGCCTGAGCTTCCACCGGTTGCAGTCATATCACGTTTAAAAACTTCGGAAGGGATTTTAATAGAGTGAGCAGAAACAGAAACACCGCTGCGCTGATATTCTTCAGCAGCAATAGCATTAAACTCACCTTCAACGCCATCGCGACGGCCAGAGATAGCCATTTCCATAGCACGTTTGAAGCTGTACTGATCCTTCATCTTAGATTTTTCTTTCTCTTCTGAACGGCTTAGGCTGTTTCCAGCAGCTTGTGCAGCCAAGTTCTGAAGCTTGTCTAACTTCTCTACTTCGTTAGCAATAGATGACAAACGCGCTTCGATGTCGTTCAATCTGTTGGTTTCTAATTCGCTCATGCTGCGAGCTTCGCGCTCGATAACAGTTTGCAAGCCGGCTAACTCGTCTAACAAGTGGCCGCGCTCTTCTTTAAGTGCCTTAATATTTTTCATGTATTAATAATTTTTATATCTGATTGCAATCAATTTAATAATATCAGCGTCGGCCTTCGATTGCTCGGCCGCGTCAATTTCGCGTTGTTCGTCGCGCATCTTTAAAATGCTGCGAGCGTCTGCTTCGGTGTCTTCATACGCTGGGTAAGTAACTGGGCTAACGTCGTATAAATCCTCAATAACGTTAACAATGCGTTTCCCCATGCTGCCGTATTTCTCGGATTCTGTCCAAACCTGCTCACGGATAGTAAACGCGAAAGACGACTGCGTAATATCGCCGCGCATAATGCTGCGCACCACGCTAACGTGCGTCGGGTTCTCATAATCTGGAATCCAAGTGTACTCTAAATTTCCGTCGCCGTTAACAAACACCTTGCAAGTGTTCGCCTTAGTGCGGCCTAATATTAGTTCGCTTTCGTGGTTAAATAGGCAGCGAATGTCGTATTCTTTGCCCAAGGCGTAATCAAACGCGCCCGGTGCTATTACTTCCTCAAAGTAACCCAAATCCGTTGCGCTGTTTACTACGGCAGCAATGCCGCCCAACTGCGTTGGCATGCCTTCACCTTCGGCGCGGTAATTTATTGTCCCTGTTATGGTGCGTTTCTCTCTCATTACGCTTGCGTATTATTGTTATTTCCTGTCGGGTTGTTGTTATTCAATGCCTTGTTAGTTAAGTTAATTATCTTAGCGTCCATGTATGCGCCCATATGCTCCGCTGGGATTAGATTAGATTCAACCATGTAACCAGCGCCTTCGCCGTAGCCATTCATATCTTCAAACATTCGTGCTTCGTTTGGTGACAACCAGCCGCCGCGTATGCCTTTATTGTAAAAATCTGCGCGATCGTTTGCCGTTGCTCTCAATAACGAATTAAAGTTAAATTTAAAATAGTCCGTTTGTTTGTCTTGCTCCGTCAACAGCTTGCGCCCCATCTCTTGCTCAATGTTAATCGCGTATGCCAACAACGTGCGAGCATAAAAATCCTGAAATTCCTGTTCAACGCTTGATTTAATACCTCCTTCGCTTGCTCCTATCATGGAAGCAGGAACGCCGAACATCCGCGCAATTTCCTGCGCTGAAAATTTCCGCTGTTCAATATACTGCGCTTCCTCTGGGCTTAGACTTAATTTCTCCATCTTAATACCATTGGGCAACACCGTGCTGCGCGCTTGGCCTTGGATAACATCGTCCAAACTATTTTTTAAATTCGCCGCTTGCTCTGGCTTAATTACTGCGTCGCTTGTTAACAGAAATTTCAAAACTCCGTTTTTGTATACACCTGCGCTGCTGCTAATGGCCGCCAAATCAATGCCCAAACTTTCGGCGTGAACTTGTATAGGATTCTTTCCCTTCAATGGGTTATCAGTACATAGCCCTTTAAAATGCAGCATGTCTGTAGACGGAACCATCGGCGGGTAACCTTTCATAGTTACTCGGTAAAACAACTGGCCGTTTTCAATTATCGGATCTACATATTCGCTGCGTATTGGGTGCAACTCGTAAGCAATAAAACGCGCGTCGCGATTAATGAATGCGTATGCGTTGCCCTTTAAAACCAACTGCCCCACCATGTATTTGATGAAATCAAACTTGGTTTGGTAGCTGTTAGGATCGTTCAATAACGCCGCCGCGTAATTATTAGTTATCTGCGTCTTATTTGCTCCGTCGTCCTTGTATAACTTCAAGCTCAAACCTGCTATGCCGTCGCTTATAACTCTTACGCATGCGTGAACGCTGCTAATAGATAACGCTGTATTTTCGTTAACAGCCGCGCCCGACTTGGTTTGAATACCAAATATATTCGATAGCGTATTGACTAACCAGTCAGGCGGCGCTGATAGGCTGCTACGTTTCTCTGTCTTAGATGGCCAAAGCCGAAATTGCATAATACAAATTAAATATTAAATTACTTACATGACGTTAACAACGTCTATTTATTTTCATCCATCGGCACAGCACCACGCGAAACGTTGCATAGTTAGTGTATCTATTCCGCCCAATGGCGTTTTTATATTCTGCCTCCAATGCTTCCCAAGCTTTCTCGTATGTTGGATGCAATGGCAACAGCTCATAATATCGCTTAATGTATTCGTCGATATATATAAGCTCTAACCTCATATTTTCACAAACCAAAAATCTTGCGTTTCATTTTTTGCCGCCTCAATCATGCAACCACCCAACGCCATGATAATCGAAACCACGCCATCGACCTTATCCCCCGACTTAGCTTTGTTTACTTTCACGTTGCCCGCGGGATCGTATTGCAATAGCACGTTGCCCAACATCCACCGCGTTACCGGGTTGCCGTCATGGCTTAAATCTTTATTCATAACCTTTCGCTCAAGTTCCTTCGTCGGCGCGCTCATGCTAACAAAACCCTGACCGAAAGGAAACATCGGCAAGCCTTCGTTCTGCAACTCAATAACCAACTGCGACGCGTTGAACCGGTCAAAGCTAATATCCTGTATCTCGTAATCTTCCGCAAGCTCCATAATATGCCGTTTAATAAATCCGTAATCAGTTACGTTCCCATCAGTTACCACGATATGCCCATCCCTCACCCACTGCTGATATGATTGGCCTACATTATCCGTCCGTTTCTTAATCGCGGCCTCTGGTAAATAATACCACGTTCTTACGGCGTTGTGCTCGGGGAACCATAAACTAAACGCGCAGAAATCCGACGTACTCGCCAAATCTAACCCGCCATAGCAGCGCTGGCCTAATAAATCCAACTGTTGCTCGCATGCCGCCCAGTCCTTATCGCTAATCCAAGTTTGCGCGGTGTCAGTCCACACGTTAAGCAGCTTCGTTTTAAATTCGACTTCCTTATGTACAAACTCCCGCGCCTCGTTTACTGCTTGCTCCAACTGCCTTGGATAAACACTAACCCCCCAATTTGGATTTGCCTTCGCCCATACTTTCCTGTCTGTCCAATCGTCGCCGCTGTCAAGGCTGTATATTATCGTGAACAGGCCATCGTCTTGAATCGCGCCGTTTAACACGTTCCCGCAATACTGCCGGTGTCGGTAGCATGGCGATTCGCGGTTGAATCCTGCCGTCGTTATCGTGAACAGCAACGGCTGCCTGCGTGCGCCCATACTGTTGCGTATTACGTTATATAAATCGTCGCTTGGGTGAGCGTGATATTCATCAATACACGCGAAGTGAGTATTTAAACCGTCCTGTTTATTCGGGTTCCATTCCAATGGTTTGTACAGATTCTGCCCGTATAAAATCCGCCGATTGTTAACGCTGTTGTTTACGACAACCTCACCCTGCAGAAAATCTACGTTCTGACAAACTCGCACCGATTCGCCGAATACCATCATAGCCTGATCTAACTTAGTAGCTGCGCTATACACCTGCGCCGCTGGTTCGCCGTCGGCCAATAATCCGTATAACATCAGCGCGCTGCTAAACGTCGACTTCCCGTTCTTCCGCGGTACCTCAACGTAAGCCCGCGTAAATCTACGCGTACCATCGTCGTTTACAAACCCAAACAGATTGGCCACAATGAAATACTGCCAAGCTTCAAGAATAAACTTACGGCCTGCATGCTCGCCAGTCGTATGCTCCAACTCTTGGATAAACGTTACGGCATGATCAACATTTGACTGCTCAAACTGCCAACTGTTAAGGTCGCGCAGAAACCGCTCGCACGCATTGCGCACAAGTTGACCGGCTACAATCTCGCCGCTTATTACTTTTTGCGCGTATGCTTTGGCTTGCTCCATTTTACCACCACGTCGGTGCTGTCTTGGTCGGTGCTAACGGTAACCGTGATATTTTTTAAATACCGCTCCGCAAGCTGCGCCAGATATTTATTTCGGTAAACGTGTGGAGCTTCTGAAGGCTTGCCCCATTTATCAACGGCCGCGCCGTCAATTGTTAGTATGTAACCGGTAGCGGTTTTTGTGATTTCAAAGTTTTTCATGATATTTTCTTTTTAAGTAATTCTAATTTGCTTGCCGGTGCTGCCTGCGCAGGAATCCGAGCGCGTGCGCTTGGTGTGATTCCGAACATGCCGCCCACGTTACACGCCGTTTTTAAACTTTTTTCCATGACATCAAACCAAGGATTTATTTTTAAACCCGCCTGCCCATCAATTACCATCCCCATTGCCTCAACTTGTTCCTGCGCTTCGTAATATCGGCTCATGGCTTTTGCGTAAGCTTCAACCAAGTTTAAATCGACCTCGGCCAAAATACCAATTTTGCGTAACTGCTCACAAGTAATTTGCAAAATCTTTTGCCAATCTTTTTGAATCTCAATTTCATTTTCCAAAATTGTAAATTTAATTTCATTGATATCACGGCACTTTTGATAGGTACCCTGTAATTTTTTTAATTCTGTTGGTTTTCTCGGTCTCATTCTGAAATGCACGGGTGTGAAAAAGAG